CTTCGACGACGCGCATGCCGCCGTGACCGCGGGTGCGCCAGCCGGCGACCTCGACGACGGGGTAGCCGGTGGTACGCGCCGCGTCGACGAGCCAGGGAACGTAGAGCGCGCTCATGCGTCGTCCTCCAGCTCGTCGTAGGCGCCCGCGACCGCGGCGGTGTCGGGCGCGTGCGGGTCGCCGATCCGCGCGGCGAGAGCGGCGCGGGCCTCGTCGATGGACTTCGGGCCGTCGCGGTCGTCGTCCCAGCCCTCGTCGTTCCACTCTTCCGGCGTCCGGATGGGCGGGGCGTCCGGATCGTCGGGCTGGTGCAGGACGGCGCTGTCGAGGAGGTCGGCTTCGGCGGCCCAGTCGGGCGGGCCGGCTTCGGTGAAGGCGCAGCGCTGCGCGTCGTCGGGTGTGGTCATCGTGGAGTCCTCACGTGGTCGGGATGGGCAGTACGGGTGTGGTCGTCGGTGCTGGGTAGGTGGCCACGACACAGGTCCAGGTGTCCGCCGTGCCGCCGTCGGCAAGCTGCACTCGCAGCTGCGCGATCGACCCACCGCGCGGGCACAGCGCCTCGGGATGGTCGGTGAAGTACTGGCCGACCGCGGCTTCGATCTCCTCGGTGGTCGGTGGCCGTCCCGGCGCGCCGTCGGCGCCCGGCTGGCCATCAGCGCCGGGCCGGCCCGGCGCACCTGTAGGGCCCGGCGGCCCCGATGGCGGAGGGTTCGTGGCGAAATACCCCGCCAACGCCGAGGAGATCTGCACCGGCGTCGGCTGCGCCGGCGTGATCGGGTGCTCCGCGACATACCGGGCGACCGCCTGCCCCAGCTGCGCAGTCGTCGGAGTGGAGTCCGGAAGCGACGCCAGCACCCGCGCCGCGGCCGCCGCGACGATCACGTCGGTGTCCGGCGCGGTGCCCGGTGTCGGAATCGGCACCTGCGGCTGGCCGCGCTGCGCCAGCTCGCTGTTCGCCTTGTCCCCTGCGGTCTTCGCCTGCTCGGCCTGCTGCAGCGTCGACAGCGCAGCGTTCGTCGCCGCCGACCGCCCGTAGAGGTCGACCACCGCGTACCCGCCGCCGATCACGATCAGCGCCACGACGACCGCGACGGAGATGATGATCCGCGGCCACCAGCGGCGAACCTCGTCAGCAGCAGCCAGCCGTGCCTCTTCGTCCGCGAGTTCGGCGAGCGCATGCACGCCGGCTCGCGCCGTTTCCACCGCGCCGTCAGCTCGCTGATCGTCCACTGCTGTCCCCGTTCCACGTCGGATCGAGCCGATAGATCAGCGCGCGCAGCTTCACGTTCTCCAGTTCGAGCTTCGCGTTCGCCTTGACCAAGCGTCGGTTCTCAGCCAGGGCGTCGTCGCGTTTGGACTGCGCCTCGTCGCGCTCACGGTGCGCGTCTTCCATGGCGGCTCCGACCAAGTCGAGAGCCTGATCGGTTCGTTGCACCACCGCGGGAGTCGGCAGCGCGGCCGGCTCGGTGCTCGCTGCCTTCGGCTCTTCCTTCGGCTTCCCCCGTTTGGCCTTCTCCACGAGCGCCGGCCCGAAGGCGGTTGCCAGCACACCAAGCAGCGTGAGCGCGGCCAGCACGACCGCCAACCACGGGGGCCCGGACGCGGGGGCGGCGTCGGCAGCGAGCAGCACGTGACCCCCTCGAACTCGGCATCACCTCGACGTGTCGCTGCCGGCCACCAGTCGATAGTGCGACCGCTGCCACAGCGCGAAGACGTGCGCGGAGGCTGCGAACAGCGTGTGCGCCGGGCCACCCCACCCGGTGGCTTGGCCGGTGAACAGGGTGACGGCCAAGCCGATTCCCCAGAAAACGAACGCGAACGCGGCGAGTCCGTGACCGAGCGTCCGGCGACGCGCGGCGAGCAGGATTCCGGCGAGGAGAAACGCCGCACCCCACACCCGGATGGGGATGCCGAGGTCACGGATGAATGTGAAGCTGCCACCAGATGACCACGCGTCCGGGCCGGCGAGGTATCCGACGCCGAGCAGCACGGCGTGGGCGGCGAGCAGCCACCGTGGCAGCCGAACCTCGTCGATCATCCGAGTTTGCACAGCACGAACCACGAGCCCTTCGTCATCAGGTTGATCACGACTGTGTCGCCGACGGTCGGCGCGTACGCCGCGTTCTTCGCGAGCGTCACCGACCCGTTGTCGAACGCGACTGTGACCTTCGACCCGACGATTGCCGTGACGGTGCCGATCTTCTGCCGGTCGGCGAGCATCTGCTCCAGCTTGAGGTTGAGCGCGTCGACCCGCCTCACAGGTCAGCCCCCTTCACGACTCCGATGGAAGCATCAGGTTCGACCGTGTTTCCAGCGGCTGGGAGCCACCGGTGCCCAGCGGGATCGTGACCTTGTCGATGATGTGCTGCGCCCGGCCGAGGTCTTCGTCCGTGACGTCGATGACGTCGCCTGCGTCGATCGCCGGGTTCACGAAGAGGTTGAGCCCGACGCGGCAACCACGCCCCGTGTAACGCGCCAGCATGGCCTGGCCGATGGTCGTGCACTGCCCTGTCGTTGTCGCCAGCGGCGTGCTGTAGAACCGCGGCTTCCGGCCGAAGGGGCCGGACACGTATGTCGGCGAGAGCGGGTCTGTGTCGGCCACGGTCGCCGAGACCGGCGGGGTGCCGTCCGCGCGAACACCGGACACGACCCACACGTTCCACACGTCGTCGCGGTTCCATTCCTCGTCCGTGGAGAGGATGTTCCCGGCGGGGCCCGTCCGCGCGTACCACACCGTAACGTCCGACAGCGTCGGCTGAGAACGGATCACCGCTGCGCCGGTCTGGTCGAAGAACGTCTCGGCGCCGATCGCGTCCGACAGCTTCTCGATGCCGTCCTGCCACCGCTCCCGCTGCATCTCCATCACCGGGCACACCGCGGTCGACCCCGTCAGGTCGACGACCGGCCACGTCGCGCCGAGCACCTCCCGGATCAGCCGGGTGATCTCCGAGACGTACGTCGCGCCGGACAGGGTCTGCGTCGGCGCCTCGAACCGCGCCTCGGCGACCCGCTGCGACAGATCCACGAGGCTGACCGTCGGCGCGGACGTCGCCGATGCCGAGCGGGTGCGCTGGTTCTTGGACAGGTAGAACAGCCCGAGGGGCACCCATTCCGGCTCGTCTTGGCCGGGGATCACGATGCCGCGGTCGATGCGGCAGGTGGTGCCGAACGGGGCGAGCAGGTCGTCGGGCGTGGTCGGCCACAGGTTCGGGTCGGTCACGATCGTGGCGGTACGCCGGACCTGACTTCCAGCGTCGACCTCCACTGCTCCGTCCACAATGGGCAGATACCGGGTGCCGAAAGTAGGGCTGTCGACGACCGCGCGGACGTCGATGGTGTGGCTCGTCGCCAGCTGTGCCCGCGCCGCGTCAGACAAGTTCCACATCAGCGACTCCTCACGCGGGTGCGGCGACCTCGACCCACGGCGCCGAGATCTTCAGCATCTCTTGCCAGTCTCCCGCGCCGTCCGGATCTTCCTCGATGTCGCCGAGCGACAGCCACATCGGCGGGCCGTAGTTCAGCGACGCTGGTGTGCGCAACAGCACCGGCATGTTGTCGTCGAGCATCTCCAGCAGCCGACCGGTTTTCTCGGCTCCAAACGTCCAGATCTGGATCGCCTCGGTCGACCGCCAGGCCGAGCGTGTACGGGACGCGATCGTCAAGAACTTCGGGCTGTTGATCGCCTGGAACACGGCCTGGTTCGCGGCCTTGCCCCGCAGCGGCCGCTTCGCGACGAAGATCTCCATCGGATTGTCGGGCGCGGACGGGTGCGTCAGCCACACCGTCTCGTTCGACGGCAGTGTCGCGTACGCCGACGTCATCCGACCACCGGTCAGGGACCCGTTCACCAGCTGGTACTGCACCGGCACGTCGAGCGGACACTCGCCGTCCTCGACGATCAGCAGCGGCGCGAGCACCGCGGCGGACAGATCGGGCGTGCCGAGCCACGTCGCCCCGTAGGTGGCGCCGTCGAAGTAGGAGCCGTCGCTGGTCGTGCCGCGCTCGATGGTGATCCCGTCCAGGCTCATTGCCCCGCCGGCGGGCAGACCTCCGGCGATCACCTTGATGGTCGCCGTCACACCGGCTGCGGGAGTGGTGAGCCGGAGGACTTGGCGGGCGAACTGGCTGACCGAGTTGTTGATCTGGTCTGCGGTGAGCGTCGCCGAAGCGAGGGTGAGCGGGTTGCCGTCGACGTCGGTGAAGGACGCCTGCACCGTCAGCGAGGTCGCGGCGGCGGACAGCTTGAGGTCGAACGCGACGGTGAGGTCTTGACCGGCTCCGACGGCGTTGGGGATGACGACGCCGCAGGAGCCGGCGGCGGCGACGGTCGCCTTCAGGTAGTACGAGCCGCGGGGTGCTGTGCCGTCGTTCGGGCGGGTGAGCGTCGGCGTGCCGAGGTCCGGGACGACGCCGTTGAGCCCGGATTCGAAGCTGGGGTTCTGGCAGAGGTTTCGGCGGGTTGAGCCGACAGCGGCGACTGGTGCGCCGCCACGAACCGGTGTTTGCGTACCGTCGAGGTCCACCCGGATCAGGTTCAGCACGGCGGCGTCGGGCCACCAGGCAGTGACTTCCATGACGCCGCGGTCAGGGATCGGGCGGATGCTGATGCCACCGCCGGGATAGTTCGACTGCGACTGTCGACCAGCGAATCCACGGACCGCGTACGTCAGGGTGGTGTTCTGCTCGTACACCCACGTCGCGGTGCCGCCCGGGATCGGCGGCGGCAGGGTCTGCTGCCCGGCGGGAGGCGCTGCCGCGTTACCGGCGCCGGCGTATCCGACCCGGGCGTACCCACCAGTGCCGTACGCCACCCGTCACCAACCCAGGCCCATGAGCATGAGGCTGACGCCCGTCTGAGTTGTGCGGGTGGCGTTTCCGTTGTAGACGGTCACGCCGACCTGCGAGGCGGACATCGAGTACACCACGAACGGGCCGACGTGGCCGAAGTCGACCGAGGTGCACCAGGCCGCCAAGGTGTTGTTGGGGAACGGATTCTTCCAGGTGATGACCTTGTTTCCGCTGGCGTCGGTGCTGAAAGACGTGACGTACTGGGCTCGCATCAGAATCGTGGCGCCGTTGGGCGGCTGGACGCTGTTCATGTTGGGCCCGACATCGCCGGCGAATGCGACCCCGGCGTCGGGAACCCATCCGTCTTTCACCTTTTTCACGACGTCGGTGAAGTCCGTCCGAGCGACGCGCATACCCAGGTACGGGTCGGACGGCAGCGTCGCCGTGGTGCGCGGGATGATCACGTCGTACGACGATGGCGCGCATTCGACGCGGGTTCCCGACGGCCACGCGCGAGCGGTCGTGCCCTCACGTCCACGGACGACAGTGACGGTGTCCGAGGATGCGCTGTGAGCCACCACGCCGACGATCTCGTACTGGCCCGCGGCGTCGTCGTGCAGCGTGAGCGGCAGGTACTTGAGCCCGTAGTCGGTGTCGAGGCCGGTGAACAGCGGCGCCCGCATGGTGGTGTCCGTGATGGACGCGGCAACGCTCAGCGAGGTGGAGAAGTAGTCCTTCGGCTGGCGGTAGTCGAATGCCACCGGTCCTCCTAGGTTCTGCGGCCGCGGTAGATCGCGTCGCCGTCTGCGTGGTCTGCTGCACTGATTCGGGCGTCCACGAACTCGATCCAGCCGTCCGCGAGCCGGACAGCGCCGGTGAGTTGCATCGGCCCCGCGGGTGTCGACACCGGGACGGTGATTGAGGATTGCTGCGCGATTCCGCCGGTGGCGTAGCGGCGCATCAGTTGGAATCCCATGCGCCGTGCGGTTTCTGCGAGCAGGTTGATCGAGCGAGCCTGCCGGTTGATCGGGATGTACGCTTCGTCGTCCACCATCCGGTCACCGATGATCCGGAGCGTCCGAGGCGGCACGATCTTCGCGATTCCCGCCCGCATCGGCTTGATTCCGCCCGCGGCGTAGGCCTCGACGATGTTCCCCTGTGCACTGGCGATGTTGTTGCCGCCGCCCATGCGGACGGAGCCGTCGGTGCGGACGATCATCGTGATGTGGCCGGTTCGGTCCCGGGCGACGTAGTTGATCGCGGCCTCGGCGGCCGCTGTGTTCGCCTTCACCTGCACGTAGCCGATGCTTCCGTCCGCGAACCGGACGACCTCGATCGTCTTGTCCTTGGCGCCTTGGTTGATCGCGTCGATCCGCATGTACGTCGTGGTGCCGTTGGCCAGCGTGACGACCGCGTACACCTTGCCGTCGGCCGGGTCCTTGTGGCCGTCGATCGTGACGACGCCGGTGCTGCCGTCGGCGTACTGAACCGTCTGGTCAATCTTCCCGGTAGCCTCGTTCGCGTTCGCGCTGATGGGCACGGTGCCCTTTTTCCCAGCCGCGTACGGCTCGATGCTGTCGATCGCGTCCTTCGCCTGCTTCACGTCACCGGAGATCACGATCGTCCGACCGTCCGGCAGCTCGTAGACCGCCTGCCCGGCCTCGTTGACCGAGATCTTCAGCCCAGCCGCGGCGGCGTCGGCGGCGCCGATGTTCGCGATTGCGGTGCGGAGTGCGTCGGGGATCTTGTCCTTGTAGGTGCCGGCCAGCTTCACAGCTTCGGCGTTCTGCGCGACGGTGCCGTCGTGGAGCTTCAGGATGTCGCTGCTGGCCTTGGAGTTCGCGATCCCTTCCTGCTTCTTCGCGTCGAGCACCGCCAGGATGGCGTGCTCCTCGCCGCGCAGCGCGGCCTGGTACTGATCAGAGTTTTCGCCGTTCTCCTTGAGCGCTTGGCCGGTCTGCTCGTGCGCGGTCTTCAGCTGGGCAAGGGCGTCCTTGTAGGCCAGGCCAGCGTTCGCGGCCGCGCGCGCCGAGTCCGCGGCGCGGTTCTGCGCCTCCCACATCTTGATCGTCTCGGTGGTCACGTTCGCCTCGGTGGCGGCGAGCAGCTCGAACGCCGCCTGGGCATCAGCGTTGATCTTGATCTGCTGGCCAAGCGCGCCGTTCGCGTCGAAGACCCGGGTGATCAGCGCCTTTTGCGAGTCGGTCAGCTTGTCCACCGCGACGGACGACCGTCCGGACGCGACGGTCGCCGAGGTCAGTGCTTTGACCTTCTCCGCGACGGAAGCGTAGTCGCCGCCGCTCTGCAGCAGCTGATGGCTGACCTCCTGCAGCCCCTTCACCTGGCCGGCGTTGAGACCGGCCTGCTTGCCCAGGCTGGCGATTACCTCGTCGGACGACTGCCGGACGGAGTCGAGCGCCGTCTTATTTCCGTTCGCTGCCAACGAATAGATCTGGAAGCTGGAGTTCGCGGCCTTCGCGTTCTCGGCGACGTTCTTGTCCGCCAAGGCCTTGTTGTTCGTCGACGTGATGTTCGCGTCGATCGCGCCGCCGGACTGCCGGTACGCGGACGTCAGCTCGTCAACGGCCTGCTTGTAGGCGGCCGCCTTCTGTCTCGCCTCTTCCTGCTTCTGGGAGAACAGCGACAGCGCCACGCCGGCACCCGCCAGCGCCAACCCCCACGGACCGCCGAGCGCACCAACAAGACCCGACGTCGCGTTCTTCAGCAGCGTCCCGCCAGCCGCGGCCGCGCCGGCCAGCTTCCCGAACCGCTCGGTGCTCGACGAGACCTCGTTGAACCGGTCCCGCGCCTGCGATAGCGCCGACGTCCGCTCGACGAGCGTGCCCATCGCCGCGCCGAGCGTGCTGATCGGCTGCCCGGCCCCGGCCGCGCCCTCCTTGATCGCGCGCGTCTGCTCGACGAACCCGCGGGCGGCGGCCACCGCCGGGATCGCGCTCGTGTTGAACGCCGCGGCCGCGGCGCCCATCCGTCCGATCGACTGGCCCGCGGCCGCGCCGATCTCCCGCTGAACGCGGGCCTCGTCGTTGAACTGGCGGATGACTCCGACCGCGCCACCGATCGCGCCGGTGGCCGCGCGCGCCGGCGCGGTGATGACGCCGACCGCCTTGCCGACCAGGCCGAGCTTCGTCGACGCCCCATCCGCTTCACCGCGAACGCCCGAGAGCGCGCCCTTCAACCCGGTCAGGACGGCGGGCCCGGCCTTCAGAGCGAGCAACGCGAACGCGGCCGCCTGGATCGGGCCCGGCAACTCGCCGAAGAGGTGCGCGACCTCGCCGATCCCCTGCGCCAGTGGCCGAACGATGGTCAGCACGCCTGAGGCGGCGTCGTAGCTGAGCTCCAGTGCGACCCGGACGGCGCCGAGCGGGCCGGTCGCGGTGGTCGCGCCGGTCGCGATGTCGGCGATGCCCTTCGCGATCGGCTGGGCGACGTCGACAGCCTTGCGGCCAACGTCGACGAATCCGCCGACCGCCGTGGTGACGACGCCGATGCCGCGATCGATGGCCTGCTTCGCGCTCTGCTCGAACGGCTGGATCAGGCGTTGCCCGGCCTGCGCGACCTCGGTCGCTCCGGCGACGACCTTCTTCGCGATGCCGGGCCCGACTTCGCCAGCGAAGTCGATGACGTGCTCAAGGCCGTCAACGACCTGCGGTCCGTACTTCGAGACGGCGTTCGCCGCGCCCCGGACACCGGCTTCGAGCGCAGGGCCGATCTTCTCGAACGCGTCGATCTCGACGGTCTCGACCTGGCTCTTGAAGCCTTCGATCGCGCCGCCGAGACCCTTGGTCTTCGCCGCGGCGACCTCGGACGCACCGCCGGCGCGGCCGATGGACGTCGCCATCGAGTCCCACTGCTCCGCCGTGGTTCCGGCGGCGACACCGGCGAGCCGGACTGCGTCCGACCCGAACACGGTGGCGGTGGCCTGCTGGTACTGGGCGTCCGTCATCCGGCCGGACGCGACGCGGAGCTGGTCGAAGACGGACTTCAACCCGACGAAGCGGCCCTGCGCGTCGTACGCCTTGAGACCGAGCTCCTGCATGGCCGCGGCGGCCGGCTTGGACGGGTTCGCCAGGGCAAGCAGCGCGCTCTTGAGCAGCGTGCCAGCGTCGGAGCCCTTGATCCCGGCGTTCGCGAACAGGCCGAGCGCCGTCACGGTTTCGTCGAGGCTGATCCCGTATTGATGCGCAACCGCGCCAGCCTGCGACAGCCCCTGCGAGAAGTCGGTGATCTCCCCGGACGCGGCGTTCGCGGCGTTTGCGAGAACGTCGGACACGTGGCCCGCATTGGCCGCAGACAGCCCGTACGCGTTGAGGGCCTGGCTCTGGATCTCGGCGGCCTTCGCCGCGTCGATCTGCGCCGCCGCGGCGAGCTGCAGCGTGCCCTTCGCCGCGGTCATCGCCTGGTCGACCGAGAGACCACCCTTGGCGAGCTCGGTCATCGCCGCCGCGGCGTCCGCCGCGGACGTGGCCGGGAGGCTCATGTCGGCACCGAGCGCCTTCGCCGTCGCGCCGACGCGGGCCATCTGGTCGCCGGTCGCGTGCGACACGGCCTGCAGCTCGTTCAGCGACGTCTGGTACTCGATGCCGATGTCGATGACCTGCTTGAACCCGACGGCGGCGAGCCCGACCCCGCCGGCGACGGCGAGTCCGATTCCCTTCGCGGTCGAGCCGAGCGGGCCTTGCAGTCCGCGGAGCCCGGCGGCGACTTTGCCGTCGAAGCCCTTGAGGTTCGGTTCGACGTCGATCTCGATCTTTCCACCGGGCACGGCTGGTCACCTCCCGGCGGCTGCTGGTCAGACGTGCTCGGCGGTCAGCCCCAGTTCGCGGTCAAAGTCCGAACTGGACAGGTACTTCACTTCGGGTGGCGGCCCGGCCCGGTACTGCTCGACGGCGTCGAGGTACTCGCGCAGCCTCCGCGCGGCGAGCGAGTCGGGGCGGTGCGCGACCGGCGGGATCAGGGGGTGGGGTGGTGGCTTGATACCGGCCTTTTTCGCCCGCGCTCGGTCGCGCTTCACCGCGGGGTCGTCCGGATCGGTGATGCGGTCCGCCCAGGTGAGTTCGAGCGCGTAGGCCTGGTGCTCAAGCAGGAGCGCGGTGTTCTCCTCGTGCGGGCCCCAGTGCGAGAGGCCGTCGGAGAGGAGGTCGTACAGCGCGGCGTCGCGGATCCGGGTGAGGCGGTGAACGTGCGCGACGAGGTCGACAGCGGCCATAGTGCGCCAGGCCGTGCGGAGGTCGAGGCGGAAGTACTGCCGGAAGTCGGTGAGGACGGCGTCCCACCAGGGTCCGATGACCCCGATCAGGACGCCGAGGATTCCCCCGGATCACCGGTGATCGAGCCGCTGATCACGTAGTTCAGGATGTGGTTGAAGTACTCGCGCTCCAGCTCGCCGGTGAGCGGCTGCCGCTGCTTCTTGAACGCCTCGATCAGCTCCGGCTGCTCGCTCGGATCGACGAGAAGAACGCCGAGCGCGTCCCCGAGCGATCCCTCCTTCAGCGCGGCGTTGTAGGCGACGATCTGGTCGCCGGTCGCCGACGCCGTGAACCGGAACGACTTGCCGCCGACCTTCAGCCGGCGTTCGGCGAGCAGGCCGCGGCGTCCCAGCCAGGCGTCGAGGTCGAATTCGGGGCCATCCGGAGTGGACGCGATGACGTCTCTGTCGCGCACGGTCGGCTGATCGGTCTTCTTCGCGGCGGTGCGGGTGTTGCGGGGGGCGCCCTGCGTCATGCTTCAGCTCCTGTTCAGGCGAGGGGGTTGGATGTGGTGATCTTGCGAACTGCGTCGCCACCGCTGGCCGGCGCGAGCGGCTTGACCTCGAGCGGGAACCCTTCGATGTCCTCCCCGTCCATCTTCTCCTCGGGGATCGAACCGAGCTCGCCGCGCTCGACGTAGTACGCCTTCTGCTCCGTGCCGTCGTAGACGCGGACGATGAGCGCGAACTCCTCCTCGTCGCCCTCGACGTGCTCGTAACCACCCGCCGCAGCCACGATCGATCCACCGCGGAGCAACGTCAGGATCGTCGCCTTCGAGTAGTCGACCGGTTCGAGCGCGATCGTCGGCTTCACCGGCTGCTTCTTCGTGCGGTACGCCGCGCCGGACTTGTTGTTCCAGATGTCGAGGTCGTCGATCGTCTGGTCCTTGGTGACGGTGAAGCCAGCGCGAATGCCGCCGAAGGCGTCCCACCCGGGCAGGCTCGGGGCGAAGATGTTCGCCGGGAGCGCGGTTCCGGCCGGCGCGCGGAAGGCGTCGCCGTCTTCCCACACGCGGGCCTTGGAGCTGTCCGCATAGCTGGACATGAGTCCTCCTGGTGTGTCCCGCAGCGCGGGGATCGGAAACTGGTGCGGTGGGGCGCCGCTGAACGGGTGGGGGCGTCAGGAAGTAGGACCGGTCCGCCGCCAGGGCGCCCCCGCCGAAACGGCGGACCGGGGTCTATCGCAAGTGGATCGGCATCGTGGCGCGGATCGTGCGCCAGTAGACGACGACGTCCGGGCCGCGGCTGGTGTCCGGAGGCATCACCAGGGGCCCGTCGGTCAGCCGCGGCGTGTACGTGACGGTCCGACCGCCGGGATCGCTCTCGGTCCAGGTCTGCTGCCCGGACCGGTCGAGCACGCGGCCGGCCTCGGCGCAGATGTTCCACGCCAGCGTCTCCGGCAGCACCCCGTCGACCGGGCGCGTCGCGCAGCCGTTGAGCCGGACGGTGCCGCGCCAGCCGACCGAGCGGCTCGACGACGACATCGGGTTCGCCTCGCACACGAGCACGGCGTACGGCCGGGTGACGTCGTCCGGCGCTCGGGTTGCGATCCGGCCGCCTGTGAGCACGGCGACCGTCGGGTCGGCGAGAAGAAGCGCGCGGATCGGCTCGAACAGGTCAGGGAGCACGTACGCGGCGGTCATCGGCCGCGGGCTCCCCACCCGGTGTACTTCCCGTACCGGGACGCCGCCTCGGTCAGCGTCATGTGCGCGGGCGTGTCAGAGGTGCCGTACTCCTTGTAGATGGCGTCCGGGTCCTTGTCCACAATGGACACCCGGTCGCCGTCGGTCTCGACGCTGATCCCGTCCCGGTAGTCGCCGGTGAGCACCGGCGCGTCCGCGACCGCGTCGCCAGCGGCCTCGTGCGCGATCTCGACGCGCTGATCGGTCGAGAGCTTCCGCGCCTCGGCGAGCAGTTCGGCCCGATACAGCGTGACGCGGATGCCCATCGGTCAGCCCGCGTCGGTCACGACGAGCGTGATCGTGTTCACCGAGCCGGTGACCAGCAACTCGGAGCCGTAGATGCTGACCGGCCAGCCGCCGGCCATGCGAGTCTGCGCACCGGTGAAGGTGTAGGTCAGCGGCGTGACGCCCTGGCCGTCGACCTTGTTCGGGAACGTGATCGTGACGGTGCCGCCCGCCGAGCTGGTCATCTCCAGCGTCAACGTGCCACTGTTCGGGATCCGGTTGCCGTTCACGGCGTCACACGCGACCGGCGCCGGCTTCACGACGGCCGTCTTGTGGTCCAGGTAGGTCGGGACGATCTGGGTGGCTGCCATCGTGGCACTCCTAGCTCTGCATGTCGGAGATGAGCCGCGCGGCGGCGGCGAGGAACTCAGGTCTGTGCTGCGGACGCCGCGCGACCGCGCCGACGACCTCGAACTTCTGGCCGAGCTCGTCGATCACCGTGGACTCGGACGTCAGCGCCGACTGCGGACCGACGAGGATCGTCCAGTTCGACACGACGGTGGACTGCTCGCCGCGGAACTCCGCCGCCGACGAGACATCGACGACTGGCTTCTGGCTAAGCCGTGCCGGCTCGACGACGTCGACCGGTGCCGCCGGTGTCGGCAGACCCGTCTTCGGATCCGTCGTTCCCGTCGGTGGACCCGGATTTCGGATCGTCACCTGCTGATCCAGCTTCGGCGCCACCCGTCGCCTCCTCGGTGCTCTGCTCGCCGTCGTCGGCCGGAGCCTCGTCGGTCTTCACGGGCGGTTCCGTGGTGAAAGTGCCGTCGGCGAGGCCGTCGACGATTCGCTTCGAGGTCGGCGAGGCGAAGTGCTCCCGGCCGTCGACGTCGTACACGGTCACGACGGTCGGCGGCGTCTGGTTCGCGATCGCCGGGTTCGTCTCGCTCTGTTCGGTGTTCTGCGGCTCGTCGGCCATGCTCTCGTCCTATCCGGGATGGATGGAGAACGCCTTCCCGCGGGCCTGCTCCGCCGTCTCCGCAGTCGGCTTGAGCAGCTCGACCTGCGCGTCGGTGAGGTCCAGACTGGCGGTGGTGGCGTCCTGGAAGACAATCGTGTACTCAGGGTGTGCCTCGGACTTCACGCCCCGCTTGACCTCAACCGCACCCAGGACGATGTCGACGCAAACCCCTTCGGCAAGGTCACGCTCGATCGTGCCCGCGGCGAGGCCAGCGTCGAGGTCCGCGCCGACGTCGGCGAGACGCTTCCGCATGATCGCCGAGGTGTAGCGGATCAGCGCCTGTGCCTTCGCCGTCTCGGCCGGGTTGAAATCGACGAGGAGCAGGGTGGCCACGTCAGCGGCCGATGCGTACGTGGCCACCCGGCATCACTCCTTCTCGGCGTCGATCGCGGCGATGATGTCGTCGCGCTTGGCGCCCTCGGCGACCTCGTAGCCGAGCGCCTTGGCGTACTCGACCCACGCCTCGAGACCGCTCCCCGCGCCGGACCGCGGCGGCTCCTGGAGTTCGGTGCTGCCCTGGCCGCCGCCAGTCTGCGCCTCGGCGGTCGTCGTCGGTTCGCCGCCGCCGGTGCCCGGGTCCTCGGCCGCAGTCTGCTCGGCGACGTCCGGCAGCACGCCGTCCTTCCACGCCTTCGGATTCGTGATCCGCGCAGCCGCCCACTCCGGGACGTCGTCGCCCGGACCGAACACGCCGTGCCGGCCTTCCTCGTCCGCCACGTGCACGTAGCTCTGCAGCTCCGCCATGCCAGCCGCCTCCCTACGCCACGTCCGCGACGAACGACAGGTCCGGGTTCGCCAGGACCGGCAGACCGATGGCGGCCGCCTTGGTCCACAGCGCGACCGGGTCCTTCTCGGTGTACGCGCCGGCGACCATGCCCGGCTCGTTTCCGGCCAGACCGAACTCGGCCTCGAGCGACTCCGCGGTCGTGCCCCACATCGTGCGGCCGAGCTGCGTGTCGGCCTCCGTCGACGGCAGGTACAAGAACCGATCGTCCGGGATGACTCGCTGCGGAGTCTTGTTCACCGACACCTGCGCGTCGTAGACGCGGATCGGCGGAAGACCGAACGCGGCCAGCGCCTGCTGCAGCATGTCCTGCGTGACCAGCGACGGCTGGTTCGCGCCCGGGAACACGAGGTTTCGGAACTGGGCGTTCTGCATCAGGTACGCCACGACCCGACGGGACGTGACGGCGACGCCCGGCTCGGAGCCGTTCGTCGCGACGAAGGTGTCCCGCCAGGACATCATGTCGGTGACCGGGGTCGCCGAGGCGACGTTGCTCCACAGCGTTCCGGCGGTGACCGAGTGGCTGGCCTTGCGACCGAAGTCGACGACGAAGTTGGCCAGGCCGTTCTCGTTGATCGTCACGCTGCCGTTGACGAGCGCGTCGCCGCGGGCCAGCTCCATCCGCGCCGAGAGCGCGCGGGTCATCGCCAGCGCGTCGTCGAGGATCGCCTGGCGGATGGCGCCGTCCAGCTTCCGCTGCCGCAGCCGGTCGTACTCGCCCTGCCGGATCTTCCGGGACAGCGGCGGGAGCTCGCCGGAGATCCGGGCGATGCCCGGCCGGGACCCGATCGGGGACTCGGCGTCGTAGGTCCGGAACTCGCCCGCCTCGACCAGACCGGCGCCGCCACGGGCGAGCCGGAAGTCGAGGTCGTCGACCAGCTGGTTGGGCAGGTACTGGCTCAGCGTGAACTGGTTGACCTGCAGGTCCGCGAAGGCGGCGCGGACGAACCCCGTCAGCTCGACCGGGGTGATGTAGTCGGTGTTGATCAGCATCTACTTCACCCCTCTCAGACGAATTCGATGAGCTTGAGGTCGGTCTTGCCCGCGGCGTCGATCGATCCCTTGCCGGACTGGAACGGCAGCTTCGCGGTGCGGACGCGGCCGTGGCTGAGCATCGCCGCGCCGACCGGCTTGGACGTGTCGGTGGGCACCTTCACCGCGGTGAAGAGGATGCCGATCGCGACGCCGGGCTCGGTGGTGGTGTTCGCGGGGTCGTACGGGCCGAGCTTCGTGGTGCTGCCCACGATGTAGGCCAGCACGGTCCCGGACGGGATGTAGCCGTTCGGGTAGTGCGTTCCGGCGGTGAACGCCGAGGCGTCGAGGGTCACCGTGCGCGCGGACTGCGTGCCGTGCGCCGACCCCAGCCAGGACTGGTCGTCCTGCTGGAACGCCTCAGTCTTGATGCTGAGGTCCATGATTCCCCTTCCGGGATCAGGTCTGCTTCTGGTAGGGCGACTGGTAGAGCGCCGCGCCGGCCTGCAAGGTCGGCGCGGGCGCGGCGGGCGGTGTCCCCTGCCCGGGGAGCGGCGCAGGCGTCGCCGTCGCGACACCGGCCTTGGACAGCAACTCCTGGATCGACGCAGCCTGCGCCTTGAGCGCGGCTTCGTCGGTGGCGGTGAGCAGGTGAAGGTGAGTCGCGGGGATGCCGTGCTGAGTGGCGGCCGAGAGCCGGAGTCGCTCCGTCGTCTCGGCTGCCAGTTTCTGTTCGAGCTCGGCGACGCGGGCCTGCGCCTTCTGCAGGTCGTTCATGCCGGCCTGCTCGAACTCGGTCACCTTCTGGTTCGCCGCGGCGAGGTCCCGCGTGAGCTGCGCGACCCGTTCGCGTTCCGCTTCGAGGGCGCGCTGCCCGGCGGGTCCGAGCGGCTGGTCTCCCTGGTCGTTCGGCGTGGGCGTCGCGCCTGCGGCCGGCGGGGCGGGAGGGGCGGGTGGCGTAGCCGGCGGTGTGCCGGGCGCCGGCGGTGCGGCG